TTGATGCTGGTGCTAGAAACGACGACTTTGATACTGGTATTACAGACATATTAGATTTCACAGAAAGAAATCCATTTGGTGAGGTATTTAAATAATGTTAGATCAAAGATTTTACTGGGGAACAACTAGAAAAGCAATTGTTGCTTTTGGTAATATGTTTAATTCTATTACCATTGATCGTAAAGATGCAGATGGGAATAGTGAGGAAACATTAAGAATACCTTTATCATATGCGCCTAAAACAAAGTTCTTAGCTAGAATACAACAGCAACCTAATGTGGATGAGCGGCCAGTTCAAGTAGTATTACCAAGAATGTCTTTTGAGATGTTGTCGTTAGAATATGATGTTAATCGAAAAATAAGTCCGCTTCAACAAAATAGAGCAATTAATTCTACAATTAATACCTTAGATACTCAGTACGCACCTACTCCATATAATATACAAGTTGCATTATATGTATATGCTAAGAATCAAGATGATGGTTTACAGATAATAGAACAAATTATACCATACTTTAATCCTGATTATAATTTAACGATGAAAGTAATCCCGCAGATGGGTATTAAAAATGATTTGCCAATTTTGTTAAATGGTATAAGCTTTGACGATACGTATGAGGGCGATTTTTCAGATAGACGGTCTATTATTTGGACATTAAATTTTACAATGAAATTAAATTATTATGGCCCAATTAATAGACAGGGTGTTATTAAGAAAGTTATTGCTAACACTTATAGTAATGAAAATTTAACTGAAAAGCAATCATCTATTACTATACAACCAGATCCATTGACAGCTAAACCTGGAGATGACATTGGCTTTATTGAAACCTTTGAAGATTTTTAATGAAACATATACCAGAACTTGATAAGATTTTCGATATTGAATCTCAGGCCCCTGCGGAAAATTTGCCCGCAATTGCGCCAGAAACAAGCAAAAACTTAGATCAAGAAGATGATTATCAATTGGCAAGAAGCACCTTGCGCAATCTAATATATAAAAGTGAAAACACTTTGGATGACATGATTGAACTTGCTAAAAATTCCGAGCATCCCAGAACATATGAGGTTGCTGGCCAATTAATAAAAACCGTATCAGATGTTGCTAAAGATTTAATTGAATTGCAGAAAAAAGTTAAAGATTTAAAAGACGGCGACTCTGTATCTGCAAAGAATGTAACAAATAATAACGTAGTATTCGCAGGTTCAACTGCAGACTTATTTAAAATGCTAAAGAACAAAGACGACGGCAAAACAATTGAGCAATAAACAAATATCATATAACGGCAATCCAAATCTTAAACCGATAGGAATTGTCGAATCTTACAGCGCAGAACAAGTTAAAGAACTTATGCGTTGTATGCAGGATCCTATCTATTTTATAGAGAACTACTGTAAGATTGTTTCTCTTGATTACGGACTTGTACCATTTAAATTATATGATTGTCAAAAAGAAAAAGTGCACGTAATACTCAATAACCGTAAAGTTATTTTGATGGAAGGTCGCCAACAGGGAAAGACCATCACAGCTGCAGCATGTATTCTTTGGTATACGTTATTTCAAGAAAACAAAACCGTTGCTATTCTTGCAAATAAATCATCAGCAGCTCGAGAGGTTCTTTCTCGATACGAACTAATGTATGAGATGCTTCCCATGTGGATGCAGCAAGGTGTCAAGACATTCAACAAGGGTGATATTGAACTTGAAAATGGATCTAAAGTATTTACGTCAGCTACCAGCTCATCGGGTATTCGAGGTAAATCTGTAAACTGGTTGTATATTGACGAAGCAGCAATTATTCCTAATAATGTTGCAGAACAATTTTTCACATCTGTTTACCCTACAATTTCTGCAGGACAAACAACAAAGATTCTTCTTACATCTACACCGTTGGGATATAACCACTTTTGGAAATTCTGGAATGAAGCAGAGCAAGGATTAAACGGGTTTGTCCCGTTGTTTATTCCTTACAACAGAATTCCGGGTAGAGATGAGAAATGGGCGGCAGAACAAAAATCTATGCTTGGCGAACTAAAGTTTAACCAAGAGGTTTTATGCAGATTCTTAGGTTCATCTAATACTCTTATTAATCCCGACACAATTTCTCAGATGTCTACTCGTCAATTTGTTTATACGAAAGACGGTTTAGATATACTAGAAGAACCAATTAGAGCGACCAAGAAAGATGATGGAACTTACGAGGGACAAGATCATATCTATATGCTTGTTGCGGACACCTCGCGAGGCGTTGGGGGAGATTACTCGGCATTTGCGGTTATAGACATTACTGCATATCCATACAAAGTGGTTGCAAAGTATAGAAGTAACAGAATCAGTCCGTTGATGTTTCCTAATGTAATATATAAAGTAGCAAAAGATTATAATAAAGCTTACTGTTTAGTTGAGATTAACGATAACGGACAGCAAGTAGCAGATTCGTTGTATATGGATTTAGAATACGAAAATGTATTCTTTGTGGGAAGTAATAGCAAAACGGGACAATACTTGTCCGGTGGATTTACCCATGGGGCGACTCTTGGAGTTAGAACCACAAAACAAGTTAAACGATTAGGATGCACGTCATTTAAGAGTTTGGTAGAAGCCACGAAACTATTAATACATGATGCAGAAATTATTGAGGAAATATCTACATTTATTGAAGTTCGAGGAACCCATAAAGCAGATGAAGGATACCATGACGATTTGGTCATGTGTTTGGTCTTATTCTCATGGGCAACAAACGAACCATTCTTTAAAGATTTGACAGACACAAATCTTAGAAAAGTACTATACGAAGATCAATTTAAACAGATTGAGGAAAATCTTACACCGTTTGGAATAGTAAATGACGGGTTGCCAGAAAGATCGCAACCAGAAGTTATTGATTCGGATTTATGGTGGAATCAAGACCCTGAAGCAGAGATGAAAAAAATGAAAAGAAATTGGTTGGAAAATGTCTAAAAAGAGATACTTATAAATAAATAGTAATCAATAGTTATATTGGACTATCTATAAAATCTTAAGGAGAATAAGATGGCATTTCAGCTTTCACCTGGCGTACTAGTACAAGAAAAGGATCTATCTGCGATAGTGCCTGCTGTTGCTACTTCCGCTGGCGCATTCGCTGGCGCCTTCCAATGGGGACCTGTTGGGCAAGTTACCACCGTCGATTCTGAGAATAATTTGGTTAAGTTTTTCGGCGGGCCAACTGACGAAACTTATACATCATTTTATACTGCAGCTAACTTTTTATCATACGGTAATAACTTACAACTAGTTCGTGTTGTTAACGAAGGACTCGCGAAAAACGCAATTGCAAACGCAAATGCAACCGCAATTTTAATTAAAAATGACGATGACTTTTTAAATGGTGCATATTCGACAGGAGGCTCAGGCCGCGGTGAATTTGCTGCAAGATACCCAGGAAATTTAGGTAACTCTTTAAAGGTTGTTTTAGTAGATGCAAATACATGGTCTACTACTTCAGTAACGCCTTCACTTACAAGTCAATTTGATAGTTCACCAGGAACTTCAACATATGCAACATCAGTTGGTGCTACCAACGATGAAGTTCACGTTCTTGTTATTGACGAAGACGGTGCATGGTCTGGCGGCGCACGCAATTCAGTATTAGAAAAATTCGCATTCTTGTCAAAAGCATCCGATGCTAAGAACACCAACGGATCTTCTAATTACTATAAAGACATAATTAATTTATCTTCAGAATATGTTTGGTCAATCGATCATCCAGCTGGCACGACATCTGGCGCAAATGCTTGGGGAACTGCAGCAGTATCTGGTAAAACATACACATCTTTAACAACTGGCGTAACGGCATCGTTATCGCTTGGTGTTTCTGCAGAAACTAGTCTATCTAATGGCAATGTTATTGCCGGATTTGATTTATTCTCAAATGACGAACAGTACGATGTTAGTTTAATTCCTGCAGGCCCATGGAGTAATTCTTCAGTTATTAGTAGTTTAGTATCTCTTGCAGAAAACAGAAAAGATTGCATGGTATTCTTATCACCTGATCTATCAGATGTTGTAGGTGTTACACCGGCTCAGCAAGCAACCAATGTTGTAGATTATAGAAACAATCAGATTTCTGTAAATTCTAGCTATGCTGAAATGGATTCAGGTTGGAAATATCAGTATGACCGTTACAACGACAAATATCGCTGGATCCCATTAAATGGCGACGTTGCCGGTGTATGTGCAAGAACAGATTTCGTAGCAGATCCATGGTTCAGTCCTGGTGGCTATAATCGCGGTCAAATTAGAAATGTTGTTAAATTGGCATATAGCCCAGGTAAAACTGACAGAGATACGTTATACAAAGCAGGTATTAATCCTGTAGTAACTTTCCCTGGTCAAGGTACTATATTGTTTGGCGACAAAACAATGCTGGCCAAGCCAAGCGCATTTGATAGAATCAATGTTCGTAGATTGTTTATCGTGTTGGAAAAAGCAGTTGCTACAGCCGCAAAATTCCAGTTGTTTGAATTTAACGATCAATTCACACGTGCTCAATTTAGAAATCTAGTTGAACCATTCTTAAGAGATGTTCAAGGTCGTCGTGGTATTACAGACTTCAAAGTTGTTTGCGATGAAACAAACAACACTGGTGACGTGATCGATAGAAATGAATTTAGAGCTGACATTTTTGTTAAACCTGCTCGTTCTATTAACTTTATAACATTGACATTTGTTGCCACTAGATCGAGTATTTCTTTTGAAGAACTCGGCGCTTAATACCGGAGAAAATAAATGGCAAGCAATTTTAGAATAGATCAATTTAAAACGCAACTTAAGAACGGCGGAGCTCGTCCTAATCAATTCCAGGTTAGAATCGCCTTTCCTTTGTACGTTCAAAACAATAGACAACTGCTAGAATCTAGTAGTTTCTTGGTTACAGTTGCAGAGCTTCCAGGTCAAACTATAGGTACCACCCCGGTATTTTATAGAGGCAGAGAACTTAAACTAGCTGGAGATAAAGTATTTGCACCTTTCCAATGCACAATTTTAAACGACACAGATTTTAAACTAAGAAATGGTATAGAAGAGTGGATGAATGGAATTGAAAGCATGGGATTAAAAACAGGTTTCACAAACCCAAATGCATATCAGGCATCTATTGATGTTATGCAATTGGATAGAAATGGTGAAACTTTAAGAGCATATAAAATGTTAGGGGCTTTCCCAGTAGATATTTCTCCTGTAGGATTGGACTTTAGCGCAAACGATCAACTATCTACATTTACAGTCTCATTCCAATACCAACATTTTGAATATGGTTTAAGAGCGGCAGATAGTGTAGCTAGTTCTACCCTATTACCCGCTGTTGTTACTGGCGGACTAAACTTATAATATTTAATTTTTGGAATCTAAATAATGGCAATTAATTTGTTTGGCTATACAATTAGCCGTGACGATGTAAATGATATTAACAAGGTGGCGCGGAATCAATCTTTCGTGCCACCTGTTACTGATGATGGAACAGCAACCGTACAAGGTGGTGGCTATTTTGGCACTTATCTTAATATGGATGCTACCGCAAAGTCTGAATCTGAGTTAATTACTCGATACAGAGAAGCATCTATGTATGCTGATTGTTCTAGTGCAATTGATGAAATCGTTACTGAAGCAATTGCAGCAGTTGAAGATGAAGCCGCAGTACAAATTAATATTGATGGATTGAATTTACCTGACAACATTAAAACAGCAATTACGGAGCAGTTTAATACTGTTGTGCGATTGTTGGATTTTAATATGAAGGGATTCGATATTTTTCGTTCATGGTATATTGATGGAAGAATTTATTATCAAAAGATTATAGATACTAAGACTCCCAAAAAGGGAATCTTGGAATTAAGAAAAATTGACCCAAGAAAGATTCGTAAAGTCCGAGAAGTTAAAAAGGATAAGGATCAAAAAACGGGTATTGATTTAATTAAGTCAATTGAAGAATATTTTATCTATAGCGAAAAAGGGATTAACTATAACCCCAATTATCAAACTTCAGTTTCTGGCACAAATCAGGGACTAAAAGTTGCTGTAGATTCTATAACATATGTTCCTTCTGGGTTAAAT